TTTCCTCCCAAGACTCTATGGACCATGTTGCTTCCCGTGTAGTTGTTCTATTGATAACTTTCATGTTCTTAACATATTCAATATGCTTTTTGCAGGTATAATACATTCCATATAACCTCATTGTCTTTTCCTCCGCTCATATCTAAAACCTATCCCCATAATACCTCTTTTTTCGACATTACGCAACGAAAAAGACACCCAGCAATACCAGGTGTCTCTTCATGGTTTTAAATACTTACGATCGGAGGAACCATCAAAAATGTCTTACCTTGTTACATTTCATCAATTCCAGTTTATACTCTATCACTTTTTATCCGGACATTGTGGGACATTTTCAAAATATCTTTGAATTTTTTTACGGACGTTCTCATCTGTGTACCGGATTCGGCGCTTCGGGAACATTTTGTTCATCTGATCTGCAACCTTTGGATATGATAAATCATCCAGAAAATAAAGCCGAAAGATAATCCGCAGTTCACTCTTCTCAATGGATTCTATGTACTCTTCCACCTGGATTGTCATTTCCAGAAGTTCTTCCTCCAGCTCCTCAAGCCTTCTGTTCCGCTTTTTTAGCAGCTGTTCTTTTCTGGAAATCACACCAACCGGTCTGCCAGTGATCTTCACCGTGCCAAGTGGCTTCTTGCCCTTCTTACCACATGATACCGAATCCACAACAATTTGTCCATGCAGTTTATCCAATTCTTTCTGGATTTTTTCAATTCTCCGGCGCAGATCCTTAATCTCTTCTTTCATATCCGCGTACTCAATCAAAATGCCCTTGTCCACCGGTATCCACCTCCGCTGTAATGTCATACTTCTTCGCCAAATATTCCGCAACGCTTACGCTCTGGTAAGCCGGTCTTTTGAATCTCTCCAACGCCTTTGCATCATGCCGGCTCTCCAACTCTTCATAATGCTGCTGCCTGTCCCGCCGCTGTTCTTTTCTGCTTCGTTTCTCCTGCAAATTATCACCTTCTATCCTTTGAACACTTCCGGAAGTGGCATCCACGCCACAACCTTATACGGTTCTCTCTGTTCATCGAACCAGACACCAGTCTGGGAATAATACAGCGTTGTTGCCTTATCAGCTCCCTCGATCGTGACCAGAAACTCCGCCGCATATGCACTTTGCACATATGATTCTATGAATTCCCGTTGATCTGGGAGTCTTTCTGTTGTTGGAATCCATCCGTTACTCATTATTCTCTGCCTTTCTTCATGAAATCACGATAAATTTGATTGTTCTCTATATGCATGAAGGCGTCAAAATCCAAATCTTTTTGCCTGACACTTACGTTCTCAAATGGATAACTTCCATTCATCATTGCTTTTACATCTTGCAATTCTCCTATGAGTGCATCTATGCTTTCCGTCTTTGTGAATGTCAGGACAACTTCCGCCTGCTCTGTATCCCATGTATCTTCAACTGGAACTTTTTCACCTATCTCATGTGGTTCCTGTGTAATACAGCACAATGCTCCGATGCCACCGCTCAAAGCGCCAGTCATTCTGATATCACCTGTTCCGAACTCCATTTTTGCTTTGCCTTTAATCATTGGTTTTTCCCCTTTTCTTTCATGTACTTCAAAATTTCTTTTTTCACCTTCTTGGCATATTTTGGATACTCACATCCAAACATAGCGCATCCATAAAAAACTGTACCATCGCCCGGATCTTCATGATCTACACTCATTTTGCAAGAAGCGCACTCTTCAGGACTATGCTCTCTGCAATATTCTCCCATTGCCAGCAAGAAGTCTTCCCTCGTAGTAATCCATCTGGATTCCAAATACTCCTCCAACCAGCTTATTCTTGAACTGCTTGCCAAAGTTATCTCCCCACTGTGTTCTACACAAGTCAGGAATGTTTTAAAAGATCTACTACAGTTTCCTTCATTATCCTCTGTCAAAATATACTGAGTTGCCTGGTTCGGCCATTTCTTTTCCGGACGGATATCATTTTTAAATGCTTCCGCAAAATATCCAGCCTGCTTATCTCCCGGTGCAAAATCAAAAAACACAACGATCATTGGTTTATTGGTCCTTGACATCCGTTCTTCCACCTGTTTGATTACCAGTTTGTGTCCTCCAAGTTCTACAGGAGTAAATTCTCCCTGAACCTGTGTTTCTTCGTAATTGTTTGGTTTTTTCATCTTAATAGTCCTCCAATGCTTTCATTACTTCTACAATATCGTTGTCAATCTCCATCTGATCAAATGCACCCATCGGTGATTTCGCTGTGCTGTTGTTTGCCTGGGTTTCAAATTTGTAGGCTCCGTCTACACACTTACTCAAAAGCACCGTGGTAAATTTGCTTTCCAGGCAAATCTTATCCAACTTCTTTCCGGAAGTCTTGATTCTGGTAAACATATAGCCGGCTTCATCATGATCCGTCTGTGTATGGGCTGTGAAAATGATTGTCAGGTCTTCCCTGTATGTATAGGCTTCACACACCAGATCCCAGACGCAGGCTGCAAGATCTACCCATTTGTCGTATCCTTTTTCCTTGCTCCGGCGCATTTCATCTGCTACCATCAAGCCATTGATCGTATCCACTACGATTACTTTCACACTAGGGCAGGCTTCAGCAATGCGCTTGATGTACTGACGAACCACATTTGCATCATCACACGCCAGATAGTTCTTATTTTCCTTGTTGTACTGTTTTCTCCATCCTTTCCATGAAAGGCCTTTCTTGTCAGCATCAATGTAATATGTTGACTTTGGATCTAAATTTCTCATGGATGTTGTTTTCCCTGATCCGGATTCTCCGGCAATACAAATAACCTTTGACATTCGCTTTTCCTCCTTATAGAGTTCTGGATCAACTAACTCCGCCTGACTCCAGAATCCTTTTGAATTCATATTTTTTATCCTGTTTTCTTCCATAAGCTTCTTATATTTTTCTTTTCCGTAATACTGAAGCTTTCCACTCTTATCTCTGATGATACGTTTCAGAAGACTTTGACTTTTCGTTTCTCTGTAATAAATCCTTGGAAATTTATCTTTCACTTCCTGAAATTCTTTAACATACGGTCCTATATTGTATCGATATTTCAAATATTTCTTTCCTGGATGATCGCTGATTCGAATAGAATTGCACACGCCGTAATCCAACTTCAGATAGATACTGTTGGAAGAATACGCATCATATCTCTGAATGATAAATCCTTCTGATATCAAATTCCTACAGAGCATTTCCGCAATATCATTCAGCTCCATTGCTTCCATCTTCTGTTACTCTGCTTGCCCATAAATCCGCAAAATGTAAAAGCATATACAGTGGTGTCTCCTTTCCCTGGATCTCATATTTAAACGGTCCATATAATCCGTTATGCCAGAGGATTGCAAGTTGTTCTTCCTCTGTCAGTTCAATAAATCTTGATGCAATAGCCACAGATCTAACCTCATGATCAACATATCTGAGATCCGGATTGGATTTATACGGCTGCGCTTCACTCTGCTTCGGTTCTGGATCCGGATTTGCTTTTGTCGCTCTTCCCTTCAGCATGTTCGGAACATAATTCGGCTTTCCAAACTGTCCCATCTTTCCAAGATCATGAAGTAATGCTACGATAATAAAAGAATTCATCCGATCTTCATTTATCACTCCTAACCCACTCGCTATCCTCAGAATATTTTCATATACATTAAGACTATGAGTTGCGAGTCCTCCTTCCTCTGCCAGATGATATCTTGTACTGCATGGTGATGTGAAAAAATCATTTTCTTCCATGTAACTGATCAGATCATCAATGCCCTCTCTCCCAGTATTTTTCAAAAGCTCCTTTATTCTTGCCTCGTTCATTATTCTTCCTCCGTATCCAATTCAAATCCTATGATTGCTGCGATATCTTCTCTTGATACGCTGTAGTTGCTTCTCGATGTATAATCTTTTAAAAATTCAAGTCTTGTCTGCGCTTTTAAGAACTTTTTGTATTCCGACACAGGAATCTTGACTGTTTCCTCATTGTTGTTTCTTTCTTCCATGGCATTTCCTCCGATTATTCTTTGTCATAAACCACTCGCTCTGCAGCCTTCACGATCAGAAGGCTTGCAATCTGTTTGAGTGATAATGTTGATTCATTGTAAATTTCTACCAGCGTGTTATAAGCTTCCGGTGTTACCTTAACGACCATCTGTGCACCTGTCTGCTGCTTTTTCCTCGCAGGAATGTGTATTGCTTCATCGTTCACTTGACTTTCTCCTCCGATTTTCCTATAATTTAGTTGAGTTTTTTGTTATGTGCGCCACTGGAAGTTGCCGCTTCCGGGCGCATTTCTTTTTCTTCCAATACTACTGTTTTTCTGCCCGCTTCTTTCAGGCTGTCTACATACTGTTCCAAATACGGTATTGCATTCTGTTTGAAATACTCAGAATCACGGTTGACTCTTTCTATCAACTTCAGGATCTCTATCCATTCATCCAGCTTTTCAACCCGAATCCGCTTCTTACGCTGCTTCTCTTCTGGCATGCTCCCTCGCCTCCCTTATCTTTCTTTTCCTGTGCCGGTATTCCAACATCCGGAAGTATTCCAGCGCATACGCTCCAACCGCAAACACTGCAAGTCCAAGAGCTTCATACAGGTAAAACAGCTCCTGTTGTTCTACCGAACATCCACCAACCATACACATAAATCCAAAAGCAATCGCTGTTTTGCTTAATACCTTCGCCGCCTTATAGAACATCTCTCATCCCTCCTTCTGCTTGTCCAACTGGTACCGCTTACGCGGTTTTCTCAATGGTATATGTAATTTTCACTTTTTCCTGTTCTTCCAATAAAGAAATCATCACCTGTATGATTTTTTCGATATCGGGTTTCATGCTTACCACCTACTTTCTATTGAAGTTTATGCGGTGCTGGTTGTACTTGTTGATTTGTCCTGCTTGATTTTTCTCCCCCTAACACCACAATATTTTTGTCTCGTCCTGTCCTTGCATAACGGCTCGGAACTCGGCATCCAATATGAAACGTTTCTCATCAAGTGCATCATTTCCACGGTATTCGTCTCGCTTATAGTTTTTTTTGATAACCGTATCTAATCCGAACACTACCATTTGCTCTGAATAACCTCTAAGCAGTGCTCTCCGTGCTAACTTTTTCAATCCTTGAAAGCTGATATAACCAGATAATTCCGGATACCGATCAACAAGCTGTCTTGCGATTTGTGTCTCGCCTACATCTTGATTCATAATTTTAATCACACCCCATAGATAACTGGGCGTTACATTCCTGAATCATAATCCTTGTATTTGTACACGGCTGCCAATTCTTTACATACTGCACAGCTTCATCGAATTTCTTTTTCGGAACATTATTTCTCGCATTGACATTAAAGTAATGTTTCAAATCTCTGTTGCATTCCGCAAATACCTTTTTACTGATTTCTTTATAGGCATTACTTTCTTTCCCGCCAAGCGCATCAATAACCACTTTGCTGACTGTATCGCCAAGTACCATCTGCTGACCGTAATCAATTGTCATATTCTGCTCAAGATCAGCGATTCTGTCTTCGTGGTTATCGATCATACCAAGCTGAATACGCAACATCTCCTGTGGTGTAAGCGGCTTCTGATAAGAACCAGTCTTTCTGATAGCTGGAAGCACCTCGCTTGTCACCCAGCGCTTAAATCTCTTAGCTGACTCCAGCTTACTTCCGAAGATTAAAGCATATAAACCGGATTCGTTGATGATATACATCTGTCTGTTCTGACCTGAGTCGGCAAAACACCGAGTCAGCTTATCTTCGTCTGCAACATGTTTCTTCAGTGCATCTGATGTATCCTTATATCCGAGTGATACAGCTACATCTTTTCCAACAAACCAAGGTTCATTCTCGATTGTTACTGTTCGGACAGCTCCGAACTCTTCTGAATTAAAAATCTGTAAGTTGTCCATTTCTGTGATTACCTCCTTAAGGTGTCATTTAATTCAACTTTTCGTTTAAAAAAATTTTGTCTCTGTCAGACCTTGAAAGTTTTAATGTCTTTGTTAACCCAACGATTTCAGAAGCTGTAAACTCTCCACCTTTTAAACGATTGTAGAATGTTTCTCTAAGAATACCGCTTTTTTTACAGATGGCTTTGATTGTCATTCCGCTATCGGCAATTCTTTCTTTTAAAAGTTTGATGTCTGCCAAGGCTACGACCCTCCTTTCTAGTTGAATTTCATTCAACAGTATCAATATACCATAGGGTTGAATGTGTGTCAACTATTTTTACAAAAATGTTGAATACTTTTCAATCCTGTGCTATATTGAAATCAAGGAGGTACGCAAAATGCTTCAATTATATAAAAACATAAAAAAGAGACGATTAGAATTGCAATTAACGCAGACAGATTTAGCAATTAAACTAGGTTATGCCGATAAAAGTATGATTGCAAAAATAGAAAAAGGATTGGTAGACTTGCCTCAGTCAAAGATACTTGCTTTTGCTGATGTGCTGCAGACATCTCCTAGCGATTTAATGGGCTGGGAACAGATAGACACAAAT